TTGGAGGATACTTACCTTGTAGATGGGGACAATTTAGATATTATAAAAATAAATCACTTACAACCGCAGAAATATTGGCATTATTTAATGCAGACAAAGCTAAGTACGGATTATAATCGCGACTTTAAGACCTTTTATAATTCTCCAACACACACACAATTCCGCAAACACCAACCTAGACACCAATTTGGAAAAAGAAAAAATAAAAATTAAAAAATTTTTAAATGTTCCAAGTATTTATATAAAAAAAGTAAAATGGCTTGTAGTAAATATACCTTAACGAATACTGGTTCTACTATAGTAACCTTTAATTATAGAAGATGTGATGACTCTATGTGGGAGTATCAAGTTGGATTATCACCAAATGAAACCAAAAATATTTGGTTGATTGATTACACATATTCAACCGCACAATCCAATTTTATTAATTTGGTTGACCAAGGGGAATTTCCACCTCCTAATGTACCACCAACACCAACACCAACACCAAGTTCTACAGCAAATGTAACGCCAACACCTACTACAACACCTACAGCTACTGAAACTCCAACCCAAACACCAACTAACACTCCGTCACCAACACAAACTAGTACACCTACGAATACACAAACACCAACTAACACTCCGTCACCAACACAAACTAATACACCTACACCAACAAATACACCAACAAATACATTAACACCAACTACAACAACCACTCAGACTCCAACACCATCGCAAACTAGATTTAGTTTTAGTGTTGGTTCAGGTTCTACTTTTAACGAAGCATGTGCTTCAGGAATTGTTGGTACAATTTTTGGTGACGAACCTTCATTCGATGGCAACATTCAGTTCTATCCTCAAAGCGTAGGTCCTTCTACAATGTTGGCAGGTTTCTATGCATCCTCAGGTATTGTTACCCAAATTGCATCGAACGGATTACAAGTAGGAGCATTTGCAGCATGTTCTGTAATTGCAACTCCTACACCAACAATTACAACAACTCCTTCACCAACACCAACTTTTGCTTTCTACACATATAGTTTAGGTTCAGGTGCAACCGCAAACGACGCTTGTATTGATTTTGGAGATTCACCACAAACAGTCTATGGTACAGTTGCGGGTGGTATCGGACCAAACATCGGGGAGACACTTTATCAAACACCAGGTAATCCACCAACTAATCCAGTTGCTGATGGATACTACTCAAACGGAACCGCATGGTTTGAAGTATCGGGTGGTTCGGGCTTAATTACATCGAGTGACCCTAACGGATGCGATTAATTAAAAATTAAAATAAATTAAAACCCTCTACTTTCGTGGAGGGTTTTTTATTTTTAATACAAAATACATTTTCAATGAAAATATTCGTACAAATTGCTTCTTACAGGGACCCACAACTTGTCCCCACAATTGAGAACATGGTGGAAAATGCCAAGAAACCTAAAAATTTGGTTATTGGTGTTGCACGACAGTATAGCGAATCAGATGGTTTCGATAATTTAGACAAATATAGGAAAGATAAAAGATTTAGAATCTTGGATATTCCTTATCAAGAAGCTAAAGGTGTTTGTTGGGCTAGACATTTGGTGCAACAATTATATGATGGTGAAACATACACACTTCAGATAGATTCGCACATGAGATTCGTAAAAGATTGGGATGATATCCTAATCAAAATGATAAAGGGTCTACAGAAAGACGGGTATAAAAAACCTTTACTTACGGGTTATGTACCCTCTTTTGACCCTGAAAATGACCCTGCGGGTAGAGCACAAGATGCGTGGAGGATGGTATTTGATAGATTTATCCCTGAAGGAGCGGTTTTCTTCTTACCCGAGACAATACCAGGTTGGAGAGAAATGACAAAACCCGTACCTGCAAGATTTTACTCCGCACACTTTTGTTTTACAGTAGGAACTTTCTCAAAAGAGGTACAACACAATCCTGAGTATTATTTCCACGGTGAAGAGATTTCAATTGCCGCTAGAGCATATACTTGGGGTTATGATTTGTTCCATCCACACCTGCCAATAGTTTATCATGAGTATACTCGTAAAGGTAGAACTAAACAATGGGACGATGACAAAACTTGGGGAGACAAAAATAAACATTCTCATTTAACAAACAGAAAGCTATTCGGAATGGATGGGGAAAAACAAGAGGGTCATGATGGTCCCTATGGTTTCGGACCAATCCGAAACTTTAGGGAATATGAAAGATATTCTGGATTATTATTCGAAAAAAGAGCGGTAGACCAACATTGTATTGATAAAAAATACCCACCAAGTCCAAGAATCGAGGACGAAGAAGATTGGAAGAAAAGCTTCTCTACAATATTCAAACATTGTATTGACGTGGGATACCCAAGTGTTCCTGAAAAAGATTATGATTTTTGGGTTGTCGCATTTCACGGACCTGACGACCAAACCTTGTTCAGAAAAGATGCGGACAAAAATGAAATTGCAGGATTCATGAGAGACCCTGACAAGTATTGTAAAATTTGGAGAGAGTTTCCAACTACTGTATTACCTAATTATTGGGTAGTTTGGCCCCACTCAGAATCTAAAGGATGGTGTGATAGATTGACTGGTCAATTAACTCATAATCACATAAGTTAATGAAGTTTAAAGATATACCTAAGTTTGTTGTCAATTTGGATAGAAGAGTTGATAGACTTGAAAGTATTTCTTTCGAGCTTTCATATTTGGGATGGGAATGGGAGAGATTTTCAGGAATTGACACCAATTCATATATGGGAATAACTCGCTCAACCTTAGAGATAATAAAAATTGCTAAAGAGAGAAATTATCCTCAAGTTATGATTATTGAGGACGATTGTTCTGCGATGCCCTATGCTAATAGTTTATTGGATAAAATAGAATCCGAATATCCTAATTTGGAATATGCAATTTTCAATTTAGCTCCTACACAGAACCGCGAGATAAAAATATCTAGCGAATATAAATTATTGCTCGATATGACTAATACACCCCCTGCACCTGAAGATGCCCGTGGTATATACGCAGCGAACATGATTATTTATGACCAATCCATATATGATGAGATGTTTGATATTGCTCTCACAGGATTTTCAAGTGGTGATTTCTTTCATGCTTTAGATGATTTTACGTGGAAGTTTATTGTTCAAAAGAAACAAAGTTATTGTCCTATTTTGCCGATAGCACCACAAAAGGCAGGATATTCTAATATTTCAGAAGGTATGTATGGTAATTGGTATCTTCAAACATATAATTGGAACAGGTGGACCGAGGTTAAAATACCAAACGAGTTCATGGATGAAGGAAGAGTTATGGAAATGAAAAGAAAAAAAGAATATAAAGATTTTTATTATGTCAGTTAAGTTTATTACTTCAATATACAGTGATTTATATGGAACTGAGTTTGGAGGCAGACCAAATAGAGGTGGTCATTATAGATTTAGTTTATTGTCACTTATAAAAATGACCGACGCTGACTTTCTCTGTTATACCTCGGATAGAGAAATAGATTCTCTCAAAAGATTTTTTTATGAAGAACATTCTATTGACTCCACAAAATTGAAATTCGAAGTTTTTGATATTTCAAACACAAAGTTTAAAGATTTAATCAACCAATACAAAGTAGTTGAGGATATCAAAAGAGGGGATAGATGTATAGAAATCCAATATTGTAAGTTTCATTGGTGGTGGAATGAAGATAAATCATATGACTATTATTATTGGATTGACGCTGGATTATCACATTGCGGGTTGATACCTTTAAAATATCTAAAGAGTGAACATATGATGGCGAGATATTATGAGAGCACTCTTTTCAATAATGACTTTCTGAAAAATGTAATTGAAGATACAAAAGATAAGTTCTTAATATTAGGAAAAGAAAACGTGAGGAATTATTGGTCGGGAACTGTCAATGCAAAGTGGTATAAAGAATATGATAGGTCTATACATATTATAGGTGGACTTTTTGGTGGACATAAATCCAAATGGGATGAGATTGTTAACTTGTTTGAAGACTATACGACTAAAATAATTTCCGAAGATAAAGGTTTACCACATGAGGAAAACGTTATGACTTTGATGTGGTACAACCACACTGAATTATTTGAAAGAAAACATTTTGATATTTGGTGGTGCAAAGATAATGCACCTAGAGGTACATCTGAAGAATTGTTCCAAAATAATAAAAGTTTCTTTAGAATCTTAGAAGAATTCAATAGGATATATGAGTAATATTACTTTAGTGACTGGTATATGGGATATTGGTAGGTCTGAACTTTCTGAGGGATGGTCAAGACCCTACAATCATTATTTAGATAAGTTCGAACAATTATTAAAGATAGATTGTAATTTGATTATTTTTGGTAGTAGAGAATTGGAACAATTTGTTTTAGACAGAAGAGATATTTCCAAAACTCAATTTATATTTAGGGATTTATCTTGGTTCAGAGAGAATGAGTTTTTCAATAGGATTCAAGAAATTAGAACAAATCAAGATTGGTTTAATTTGTCTGGTTGGTTAAAAGATTCAACGCAAGCTAAGTTAGAAAATTATAATCCTTTGGTTATGTCTAAGGTTTATCTTTTACATGATGCGAAGATTATGGATAGATTCGATTCTGAACATTTATTTTGGATAGATGGAGGTATAACCAATACTGTTCATCCAGGTTATTTCACACATGACAAAGTAATTGAAAAACTTTCAAAATATATTTCGAAGTTTTCATTTATATGTTTCCCATATGAAGCAAACAACGAGATACACGGATTTGAATATAATCAACTGAATAGTTTAGCGGGTGCTAAAGTCAACAAAGTTGCAAGAGGGGGCTTTTTCGGTGGGCCAAAAGAGTCAATTTCAGATATCAACTCAATTTATTATGGTTTGATGAAAGAAACTTTATCCAAGGGATTGATGGGTACTGAAGAATCAATCTTTTCAATAATGACTTACAAACACGCCGATTTGATAAACTACTTTGAAATAGAGGGAAATGGTCTGATTGGAAAATTCTTCGAGGATTTAAAGAACGATGAGTTGAAACCAAAGAGTGAGTCTGTAGTTAAGAGTGTCAACAAATTAGATATAAATAAAGTCGGCTTGTATGTTATAACTTTCAATAGTCCCAAACAATTTAAGACATTGATTGATTCAATGTTGGCCTATGATAAGGATTATATAAATAAAACAAAAAAGTTCTTATTAGATAATTCTAGTGATGAATCAACTTTTGGTGAATATAAATTATTGTGTGACAAATACGGGTTTGAACATATTAAAAAAGATAATTTGGGAATATGTGGCGGTAGACAATTCATTGCAGAGCACTTCAATGATACTGATTTAGATTATTATTTATTCTTTGAAGATGATATGTTTTTTTATCCTGACGAAGGAGTTTGCAGAAACGGATTTAACAGATACGTTCAAAACCTTTATACCAAATCTTTAGAAATAGTAAAAAAAGAAAACTTGGATTTCATTAAATTAAATTATTCCGAGTTTTATGGTGACAATGGAACTCAGTGGTCTTGGTATAATGTTCCTCAAGATGTAAGAACAAAATTTTGGCCAAACAACCCGAGACTTCCACAGATGGGACTTGACCCGAATGCACCAAAAACAGCTTTCGAAAAGATTCTTAGTCATAAAGGTGTACCATATACTTGTGGTGAAGTTTATTATTGTAATTGGCCTCAGATTGTAAGTAGAGACGGTAACAAAAAAATGTTCTTAGACACAACTTGGGCACATCCATTCGAACAAACGTGGATGAGTCATATGTATCAATTGACAAAGAAAGGTGAGTTATTTAGTGGTTTACTATTATTAACACCCACCGAACATAACAGGTTTGAACATTACGAAAGGGAGTTACGTAAAGAGTCATAACAATATATTTATTGATATGGATTTTTTTATCAAGAAAAATGCAACCCTTCCCGTCTTAAAAATGCAAGTTGTAAAAGACGGTCGCGCTGGTTATATCCAACTAACGGAAGATATTCCAGTGTCAACAATTTTTTTTACAATGATTAATGAAGAAACAGGTATACCTAAAATTGTATCTGCACCTTGTGAGTTTGTTAATTTAATTTTAGATTTAGGTGCTCCACCTGAATATTATATTTATTTCAAGTTTACAAAAAAAGATACAAATGAAGTTGGTAGATATGTTGGTCAATTTTTAATTAAAAATGATGAAGGTGATTTGATTCTACCAATTAGAGAACAACTTTATATTAATGTACAAGAAAGTTTCATTTCGGAAACTGCTTGTTGTTGATTGACTCTAATCTCACAATTTTTTATATTTATTGAGGAAGGTAAATTTCACCAAAGTGTGAAAGCTAATGAACCACCCAACAAAATTGATATGATATCTACCAAAGAAATTGAATCATTTCTGCAAGGAAATGACTCCGAAACTTTTATAGTTGCAATTGAGTTCGATTACGCATCTAATTCCATTTTCAAAATCAAAGAAGAACCAGGTAAAGGAAAAGAAATCCGAAATGATACTTTTATTCCTTTCGCGTGGGTCGGAGATTTACGTGGTCTTAACTTTTATAATAATTCCAAAATAGCCCAAAAACAGGGTATGTCAAAATACGGAATTGTTATTGAAAAACTTGAAACCAAAGGTGATGAAAGACTTGAGAAAGGTTTGACCTTCATGATAAAATCTCTCAAAGGTTATAGAGAATTGATTCAGTTTTTTAGAGATGGTGGTTGTGACCCTTGGGGTGACCAGGCAAAGGATAAAATTATGATTTTACCGCCAGTAGAACAATATCTTATCTCTAAAGAGAAAAGATTGTTTAAAGGATATGATGATTATGACCAAGTTACTCGTCTTGTTTTTGACTTAGAGACTAACGCTCTTAACCCAAAAGATGGTCGCATCTTTATGATAGGAATCAAAACGAACAAAGGATATCATAAGGTGATTGAGTGTCTCGATGAGTCACAAGAAAAAGGTGCTATTATTGAGTTTTTCAATATTGTTAATGAAATCAAACCATCAATTATTGGTGGGTACAATTCAGCAAACTTTGACTGGAATTGGTTATTTGAAAGAGGTCAAAGATTGGGTATTGATATGAGAAAATCAATCAAATCCTTACACCCTCAACATTCATATACAAGAAAAGAAACAATATTAAAGTTAGCAAACGAGGTTGAGGATTTCACTCAAACCTCCATTTGGGGGTATAATGTAATTGATATTATTCATGCGGTTCGAAGGGCTCAGGCTATCAATTCAAACATCAAAGCGGTAGGTCTTAAGTATATTACAAAATATATTGGTCAGGAAGCTCCTGACCGTGTTTATATTGACCACACGGATATAGGAAAAATGTATGCGGCTAAGGAAGAGTATTGGTTGAATACTAAAAACGGAAAATATAAAAAGGCCTCTGAGTATGCGGATTTGGATAAAAAGTTCCCTGGTGTATATGTCAAGACCACTGGTGATAATTTGGTTGAAAGATATCTTAATGATGACTTAGAAGAAACCTTAGCGGTTGATAAAGAATTCAATCAAGCGTCCTTTTTACTTGCCTCTATGATTCCAACAACATATGAAAGAGTTGCCACTATGGGTACCGCTACACTTTGGAAGATGCTTATGTTGGCTTGGTCATACAAACACAACTTGCCCATCCCTGAAAAACAACAGAAGACAGATTTTGTTGGTGGACTTTCTCGTCTTCTGAAAGTTGGTTACTCAAAGAATGTTCTAAAACTTGACTTTTCCTCTCTTTATCCATCTATACAACTTGTTCATGACGTGTTTCCCAAATGTGATGTTTCAGGAGCCATGAAAGCAATGCTCAAGTATTTCCGTGACACCCGTATCAGATATAAACAACTTGCCGAAGAGTTTGAAAAAACTGACCCACAAAAATCTATATCATATTCAAACAAACAATTACCAATCAAGATTTTTATAAACTCGATGTTTGGTGCATTATCTGCTCCACAAGTTTTTGCTTGGGGTGACATGTATATGGGAGAACAGATTACTTGTACTGGAAGACAGTATCTCCGTCAAATGATTAAGTTTTTCATTAGCAAAGGTTATACCCCGCTCGTAATGGATACCGACGGTGTAAACTTTTCGAGCCCCGAAGACGTTGATACACACAGGTATATTGGTCGAGGATTAAATTGGAAGGTCAACGTTGGAAAAGAATACAACGGCCCTGATGCTGATGTAGCTGAATATAACGACATCTTCATGAGAGGTGAAATGGCTTTAGATACAGATGGTATTTGGCCTTCATGTATAAACCTTTCTAGAAAAAATTATGCGGTCATGGATGTTAAAGGGAAGATAAAGTTGACTGGTAATTCCATCAAATCAAAAAAACTTCCATTGTATATTGAAACGTTCTTAGATAAGGGGATTAAGATGTTACTAGAGGGTAAAGGGAAAGATTTCATCGAATACTATTACGAGTATCTCAAAGTAATATTTGACCAAAAGATTCCACTTGCTCAAATTGCTCAAAGAGCTAAAATCAAATTAACTTTGGATGATTACAGAAAAAGATTGACGCAGAAGACCAAAGCGGGAAATAGTATGTCTCGTATGGCTCATATGGAACTTGCAATCCAACAAAATCTAAGTGTCAATTTGGGTGACGTAATAATGTATGTTAATAACGGTAAAAAATCTTCACAGGGTGATGTTCAAAAGATGACGGCTAAACAAATCAAGGACCTAAATGAATATAACAAAACTCAGAATCCTCAAGCTAAAATGGTTGAAGATGGTGTTATTGTAAATTGTTACATGTTAGACTCAAGTACTTTTGACTCAAACCCAAATCTTACGGGAGATTATAATGTACCAAGAGCAATAGTCACTTTCAATAAAAGAATAGAACCTCTATTGGTTGTGTTCAAACAAGAGGTCAGGGATGGTTTAATTGTAGCAGACCCTGAGAACAGAGGTATTTTCACAAGTGCACAGTGTGAGTTGATAAACGGTATGCCTTTTGAAGATGGCGACCAAGATAAGTTAGAAGAAGATGTTCTCAATATGACAGAACAAGAATTGGATTATTGGAAACGTAGAGGTTTGAAACCTACTTACATCTATGAACTCGCTGATAAAGATTGGGAAGGAAAATTAGGATTGCTTCAAACCGTCTGATGACAATATATACCAGTGTCCGTTAACAAATAAAAACTCCACACAGGCAAACTTATCTAAAATAAGTTCATCATATTCTTCATCAATTTTACCTACATCAGGTAAAATTATTACCTTTGTCATGGCTTTGATAACTATGTGGTCTGTTGTGGAAGAATCCAAAATCACATTTGAATGAGCAATTCCCCTCACTATAATTTTAGATTCTCCATGTGTTCGGTAATCTAATTCTGATACTACAGAAATTTCTGAAGTATTAACCATGTTACCGTTTATGATTCTTTTTGACGGAATAGTTCTTACAATCGCCATAAATTAAATTACATATATTTGACGAGGCATTGCTCTGAACCTCATTTGTTTATTTAAGTTTTCTGCAATACTAGCCTCCCTCTCCATTACCTTTTCGGGTCTCAATCTTGATAACCAACCATTCTCACCTATCAATTCCTCGAGTAACTTTGATTTTTCGTCCTTACCTTCAGTTGCTAAACTAGCGTAATCCATTGTGATTTCACTGTCTGGTGTTTTCAGGTTACCTGAATATTTCCCTCTGACTCTTGAAAGAGTTTCTTTACAATAAGCTGTGAACCATCTTCTAACCCATTGCTGACCAGGTACATTCAAATCCTCCCAAGACAACTCTTCAATGGGGACATCTGTTGGTAATTTTATAATGTCAGGATTAGCTTTAAGACAAGCTGCCCTGTCTTCTGGTCCTACATCATAATACCAATACCAAACAGCTTTTCCAACATACATGCTATAGTTATTCCAGTTGAATCTTCCACCTGGTGTGTTATATAAAAATATATTTCTTTTTCCATCGGGTAACGCTGTTATTCTATATGTTAATGAACCACCTAAGATTCTATTCAATATGTTTGCTTCCTGCATTCTTATTAGATAGTCAAACCCTGACATCATGAAATAGGAACCTTGATATCCCATCTGTGCGTAACCAGCCTCGTTCGCTCCTAAACCAATTCCTCCAAATCCAAACCCACCAATACCCCCTAATCCGAATGCCGTAAATGGTTGGTTCGAAAACCAAAGAAGTTCATTGACTTCACGACCAGCCGGTATTTCGTAGTTCTGTGTATTTGCACTGAGAATGAAATAATCCTTTTTTAATACCCAAGGGCCTATCGTCTGTAATCCAACAATTTTCGAATATGAAAAAGAAAATTGTTGTTCGAAGTCCATTGTACGTGTAATGAGAGCTCTTGCAACTGACCTTTCTGTCATGTTCAAATTTACCAAGTTTACCCATTGACTATCAATTAACCATTGAAGAACGTACTCCTCGTAGTCCCCAAGTGATAACTCAACCAAAGAGTCTAACATCTCGTCAGTAAGTTCAACACTTCTGAGAGGAGCACCTAATAGGTGTTTAATTCTCGTATAAAGTCGTGACCTCTCTGGTTCTGGAATTGCTGCCATATTCTATAAATATATTCTTTATTCAATTTCGTGTAATAAAGCATTTTTTGGGAATATGTAACGACCGTTTGATATTTCACAATCGTTTTTGAAAATTAAAACATGATTTGATTTAGTTTGAAAAAATATCATCCAATCCACATTATATTTTTTCACATCTGCGTCTGTAAAAATTACATAAGTGTCTTTTGTTGTTTTGAGATAATTGTAAGGTTTGACCTGACATGAGTGAGCTCTATCTTTTATTGTGATAATTAAATCAACACCTTCAATTGCATCCATTTTTTTACCCGCTCCACTAGTTTTTTCGATTGTAGCATCACCCTCAAAATATAAATCTATTTTTTTGAATACACTGTTTTCAGAATCCATTCCACGTTTCCAAGTTTTCAACAAAACTTTTAAGATATTGATGAACTCAGAATTTTCTTTTGAATAAAGTTGGTTAGCAAAATAATCTAAAGCTTTACCAAAACGAATAATTTCTTCAGGTCTCCTTTCCTTTTCATTATAAAAATTGAACATTTTTTCTGGTCTACCTTTTTCTTTAATTAGGTTGTTGACCGCTTTGACCAATAAACAAAAAGTGTTATGGTTGGTATTAAGATTGTTCAACACAGACCTGCCTTGAGATTCCAAATTATAGAAACCAGACATGGTATCATTTGTTTGTTCCGCCCAAGAATCACCAAAAACTTTTCTAAGTGAATTAGTAATCGCTTTGATGTATAGCCTTTTCATAGTCTCATCGAAAAGGATTTCTTTATATACTGAAACATCGTCCTTTGAACAAAAGGTGGCAGTGTCCTTTTCATCAATCAATCTTTTGTACTCAATTTGTTCAAGTAATTTCGTTTTAACTTTCATCTCGAAAAGTTCAGATACAAACTCCCAATTTACTACTTTCCAAAAGTTTGATATGTACTCGTCTCTTTTGTTTTTATATTTTAAATAATAGGCGTGTTCCCATAAATCTAACCCTAAGAGAGGAAACCCACCCCCTTCAATCACGTTCATCAGAGGGTTGTCTTGGTTCGGAGTAGACATAATTTTAAGTTGATTTTTTGGTGTCAATAGTAGCCACACCCAACCAGACCCAAATCTATCTTTAGCAATGGTCTCAAACTTTTTTTTGAAGTTTGTAAACGTGCCAAACTCTTTGGTTATCTTTTTGAATAGTTCGCCTTCCAATTTCTTTGGTTCGGGTGTCAACATATTCCAAAAAAGTGCGTGGTTAAAAGCACCCCCAGCGTTATTTCTAATTGTCTTATCGTATCTGTCGATATTTTTGATGATGTTTTCTAAATCGACATCTCCTTTCTTTTTCTTCGATAACGCATCGTTGAGTTTATCAACATACCCTTTGTAATGTTTGTTGTAATGGAAGTTCATTGTCTCGGGGTCAATGAATTGTTTCAGGGCTGTGTAGGAATAAGGTAATTTCTCTATTCCGATTTTTTTCATCTCTGTAATCAACAACGACTTTTCATTTTGTATGTGTCTTTCTTGAATTTGTTTTTCAATTTGTTGAATCCTCTTCTCTGTGTTCTGCATATTTGTGAGTTATTCGTTTATATAAATAACTCGATATTTTGTTATTTCCTCATCTCGTTTATTCTTTTTAATATTTCTTCTGCTGCATCTGAGGAATCTATGTTGTCACCTAACACAGTTGAAATATTTTTTTTCTTATCATTCACAATCGCATAGATGATTCCTTCAATTGTGTTTTCAAAAATGGGATAATATACTAAAACGTTATTTTTTTGGCCGTATCTATACGCTCTGTCTTCGGCTTGACTCATGTCACCAGGAACGAACGATAAATCGTTGATAATCACAGCTTCAGCTGCGGTAAGGGTCAATCCGACACCAGCGGCTTTTATATTACCAACGAAGACTCTTATATTATCGTTGTCTTGGAATGAATCAACACTCAGTTGTCTTTCCCCTTTGGATAAAGAGCCGTCAACTTTGACTGAGGTCTTACCAAAATGTTCATAGATTTTGTTCAACGATTCAGTAAAATTACAGAATATGATTACTTTTTTTCCTTGTTCTATGATGTTTTCGGCTAGTTCGATTGTTTGGTCGATTTTCTCATTGGCAATAATTTGACGAACCTTTGTGAGTTTTGTAAATTGTACTGTTAATGATTTCGATTCTTCTGGTTTTTTATCTAACCAATTATAATATTCACCCATTACCTCCTCATAGTTCTTTGATTTGAGTCTTAGATATATTGGGGTAATTATTTTTTCGGGTAAATCCAAAACGTCTTCTTTCAATCTTCTTAAAGTTAGTCCCGAAGTACGGTCTCTAAGTTCTTCAAGATTTGATGCACCCATAACATTCCAAACTTTTCTGGCACCTACCTTGAATTGATATCCACTACAATATCTTATTACATAAGCCATCCAATTTTTTGCAACAGGCGAATCCACCAAACTCAATAAGTTAAAATAGTCAATAGGTCTTGATGTCATAGGTGTTCCCGTAAGTAACCAAAGTCTGTCAACTTTTTTTACGATGTCATTTATTAATTTTGTTCTTTGCGCTTGAGCGTTTTTAATATAGTGTGCTTCGTCAATAACCACCAAATCAAAACCGGCTCTAAGAATCTGTGAATCATCTTTCTTTTTCGAATCATGAAAATTTTTTAATATATCATAGTTTATTATGACAAATTCGTGTTCTGTACTGAAACTTTTACCTTCCGAAATATACACTAATTTATCAGTATAGTTTTCGATTTCCCTTTTCCAATTTATTTTTAAAGTTGCGGGACAAATAATCAAAACTTTTTTTGCCCCTGTCTCCAAAGCGGCTATAATAGTGGAAGTTGTTTTTCCCAACCCCATATCATCGGCCAAAATAAACTTTTTGTTTTCAACTAATTTTTGTATAGATTCTTTTTGGTGGTTGAGTGGTGGTCTGTTAGAATATTTGTCATAATTAATTACAACATTTTTCACAGTGTTGTCTTTTATCACCGCGGCCTTGGGTAACCAAAATTCGTAGAGTTCTTCTGTTTCCCAAACCCTTCCCCAAATATGAAATGCTTTATCTTTCTCGGCTAATATTTTTTCTACCCAAACTTTTTTTGGTATGTCGGTGTATAATTTATCATCCGCTAATTTTTGTGCGAAATAAGAATCAAGTATTACCCACTTTCTTGCAACTTTTGGGTTTTGATTGTAATTGTTGATTATGTATTGAGATTGAGCTCTTGTAGGATAAAACTTCTTGTTTGTTTGGAACTTCCTTTTTAATGACAAGATGTAGTTATTGGCACCATCATAGGTTTCCAAATGTGTTATTGCTGTTGACTCTAAAGAAAGATTGCTACTCATTAAATTATTTTAGTGTCGAACCTTCCGTCCTTCCAGTATTCGTCACCTCCATACCAAACGAATATTTCTTCTTCGGGTAAGATTTCTCTCAGAGCATAAAACTCAAATGCATCTAATTTGTAATTAGACCTCCAACATGCGTTTGGCTTATTGTTATGATTATAAAAACTTGAAAACCCAAGACCTACGACTTGTTTCTCCCAATTAGAGTTTCCTTGGGGCCAATTAAATCTGTGATTCATCAAAATGGTACTTGGGACCCCTTTGGGTATTTCAAGGTCTAAGTAAGGACATGTTTCGAAAACCTCGTCGATAAATATTTTTTCCGAAGCAAATACACCTCTCCCGTGAATCGGGCTTTTTGCTAAATAAATTTTTGTTGGTGGGCGTATCATAAGTTTACAATTAATAATAATAATAAATCTAAAAGTATTTATCAATATATGGAAAAATTAGTTCCTATAACTCGACTTGGTAAATTCTTCGGTGGAGAGGACTATACTCTTGATATTGATATGGGAGAGGAGTGGTTGATTGGTGACATGAACTTCACAGTCATTCTTTATAGAATTGATAGATATAAAACCAAAACTGATGATGTTTATGGTGAGGTATTAGAAGATGGTATTCAGTTTTTAGCTCCCGTTGAACTGAAAGGATATGTTCAAGTTATGGCACCAACAAACAAATTTTTAGGTAATTCTAAAATTGAACAACAAGAGCCAGGTAATATGAGATTTAGTGTTTATCAAAAAACACTAGAGGACCTCGGTGTTGAGATTTTCATGGGGGATTATTTGGGATATTATGAAACTGAAGACAGAGTAAGATATTACGTTGTTTCAGATGATGGATTCGTAAGGTCTGATAATAAACACACTTATGGTGGTTACAAACCTTTTTATAGAACTGTGGTTGCAACTTATGTGAGTGAAAATGAGTTTAGAGGTATATAACTTATGAAATACATACTTACAGAACAACAATATAATTTTTTAATCAAAGAAATTGCTTTTGACCCTGAAGTTGCAAAAATACAAAGGGTACTAATAAAAAAATATGATTTGGGAAAATACGGTCCAAATAAGGATGGTGTTGATGGTAAATTAGGACCTTTAACCAAAAAGGCGATGGAAAAGGAGTATGGAAAATCAATGGAACAGTCAATTCTTAAGAATAGACCAACGGGTTTTTTTGACGCGGTTTTGATTGGCGGTTTAGATTATAGAAATGGGGATTTGTCAATTGACCAGCAAGTTCAAAAGCTTTCTACTTCTCTTGGTATGCAAAATGTTAAAGGCTTCAGGTACAATGCTCAGACATCTGATATATTGAGTTTCTTGAAAGACAATCCAAATATACCTGTTTATATGTTTAGTGCGGGTTGTGTTAAAGCAAAAGATATCTCAAGTAGCCAATATGTTAATAAGAGTAAAATCTATATAGTTGAGCCGTATGCTAAAAGTGAAAGAACAAAACAAATTGTTCAATCTGCAGTATCTAATGGTGTCCCATCTAAAAATGTATTTGCTGGACCAAACAAGAGTAGAGGGGATGATGTTGTTAATGGGGCTTCTTTTTCAAACGCTAGAACCCATTGGGACGCTTTGGGTCGTGTAGGATTAATTACAAAAAGTTAAATTATTATGCCATTTCCAAAACAAGTCAAACCAACATTACCTTTAGTACCACAAAAAACTTTATCTGCTCGAAGGGAGCAACTTTTGGAGTACATAAAAAAAGATGGAACTTACTTACCTAAATCGGTTCTTCATGCAGATTTAGATAAAGGTATGTTGGATTTTGTTAAAGAAGAATTACAGGTTGTCACCGCAGGTAAAATTGTTCCGATGGTCGATATAATTTTGACAACACAAAATTGGAGTCAATATGTTGAAACTGCACAATTTGTTAATCGGGATTTTAATGCGGAGCCACCATTTATAACGGTTGTAAGACAACCCGAGGTGAAGTATGGTACAAACCCTGCAGTAATTTATAACATACCAAATAGGAAACAGTTTTACTATGCTACGGTTCCGACTTGGAATGGTAATGTGCAGGGTATGGATATATACACTATTCCTCAACCAGTACCTGTTGATATCACATATAATGTCAAAATAGTTTGTAATAGGATGAGAGAGTTGAATCAGTTCAACAAAGTTGTGATGCAAAAATTTGCTTCTAAGCAAGCATATACTTTTATCAAGGGCCAATACGTTCCAATAATTTCAACAAATATCTCTGAGGAGAATCAAATAAATATTGACTCACGAAAATACTATATTCAGAATTATGATTTTCTGATGATGGGATATTTGATAGATGAAGAAGAGTTTGAGGTCAAACCCGCTATTGCAAGAACAAGTTTGGTTTTTGAGATGGACACTTCGACAAGGATGAGAAAAGCTGAAAAGTGGCCGAAGAATCCTGATGAATTTTTATCTAACTTTTTGTATGTCGTTGGCAATAATATTTTGGAGGAGTATATTGATTTTACTGCTAACATGAATTGGGTTAATTCGACAAACGTTCAATCTTATGATGTATTCATCAACGGTGATTATTTTGGTACGAATGTTAATAGAATTGAAATTACCACAAACGATTTGTTGAGGATTGTGGTTGTAAAAAATGATAATACTCAAGAAGCTTCGATACAGTTTGATAACACTTTAGTTTAATCTTCCCCGTACAAATCCTTCTTTTCTTTACACTTCTCAAGTATAATTTGTTCCAAGAACTTATATATTTTTAGACCTCTTTTGTCACAATACTTTTTTAAGGTTTCGTGTACTGCAGGGTCAATTTTTATATTCTTTATCTCCTTCTTTATTTTCATAGTAGAAAAAAGGTAGAATTAATTCTCACCGTTTACAAATAGATATCCAAAAGTCAAGTTTTTTCATCTTGATATGAATATTTATCAATAAAATAAATCTGCACTAGAATAATTTTATAATGGCAACAGCACAAGTTAATCAAAAAGTTTTTGTATCACCTGGTGTTTATACTTCTGAGACGGACTTATCGTTCGTGGCACAGAGTGTCGGTGTTACAACCTTAGGTTTGGTTGGTGAGACAATTAAAGGTCCAGCCTTCGAACCAATTTTTATAACAAATTATGATGAGTTTCAGGCTTTTTTCGGTGGTTCTGAACCAACTAAATTTGTGAATACACAAATCCCAAAATATGAGGCGGCTTACATTGCTAAATCTTATTTACAACAATCAAACCAATTATTTGTTACGAGGGTGCTTGGTTTGTCAGGTTATGATGCGGGTCCTTCGTGGAGTTTAACCGTAAATGCAAATGTAGACCCGACAACTATTGGTTTGTCTACAGGTGTTGGAACGGCTTTCACAGTCAACTTTGAAGGCAACTCAACAGGAAATACATTCAGTTTCACAACTGGTTCATTACCTCCAGCTGTTAGTGCAGAGCTATTCCAACAATATAGAATGGCTGATGGTAGTACGTCTACTATTTTTGCTGATATATCATCACAAATTGGTACAATTTTAGATACACCATCTTTATCCTCAACCACTTCCGTTTTTTACGGTGCGATTCTTGAGTCAGATTATTGGGATGTTGTTGACCAATTTTCAGCGGTTACAAATCAATATGGTAGTGACTCTGTAAATTTGGGTCAAAACGATTTGACAGCGGCAAGTAATGACGCTTGGTATTACGCTAATTTCGGTAATTATTCTGCAGACAATTATTCAGGATATTCATGGTATTATACTGTATCAAGTTTATCAGGTAATAGTAGTTCAGCTTTTACTGGCACTATCACAGGTATGTCTTATAATTTCTCAGGAACTGCTTTCGGAGAATATAATGGAATGGTAGTTGCTACACTACGTTCTAGAGGTATTTCATTATTCGCGAATGATGCAAGTAGTGTTAATCACGGGCCTGTTTATGAGGTGACTGGTTTAACTGATGTTGAGCTTGTTTGTTCAAATCAGTATTCAGGAATTACAAATGACCCATTTAATGTTGCTGGTTTCTTGATTTCAGGTATCACAAAAGATAATGATACTTTCTCATTCGAAACTTCATTAGCGGCTTCTTCATCGAAGTATATAACTAAAGTTTTGGGTGTTGATAATTTTGGTAAATCGAGAAATGAGGTTCCTTTGTTTGTGGAAGAAATATATCCAAGTAGTTTGGCATACGCATATAATCAAGGTTATATCCGTGGTCTAAATTGTAATTTGATTGCACTAGAGGGTGCTAGAAGTGAGGACCCTTCATCTATCGCTTATAAGGTTACTCAATACAAATCACCAGAAACTCCTTTCTTTGTTTCTGAGTTAAGAGGTAATAAAGTTTATAATTTATTCAAGTTAATTTCTATATCTGATGGTGATTCAGCTAACACTGAAATCAAAGTTTCAATCACGAATATTTCTTTCAACAATATGTCTTTTGATATACTTGTTAGAAATTTCTTTGATACAGATGCTAATCCAATTGTGATTGAGAAGTTTACTAACTGTAACTTAGACCCTGAGGATAATAATTTCATAGGTGTTAAAATCGGTACTTCAAATGGTGAGTATGCATTACTATCAAAATATATCATGGTTGAAATGGCAGATGAAGCTCCTATTGACGCATTACCTTGTGGATTCTATGGTTATAGACAAAGAGAATACGGTGATGTGACAGTCAATCCTTCTCCCTATATAAAATATAAAACTAAGTATGATTTTCCTGGTGAGGTTATTTTGAACCCTCCTTTTGGTACAAGTACTGGTGGAAGTAATACTGTAGAGTCTCCTGGCGATATCGTTAGAAGAACTTACCTTGGTTTCTCTACTCAGATTGGTATTGATGAGTCTTTCTTGTCTTACAAAGGGACTCAAAATCCTATCGATTGGGTGAACTCAGCATTACCTGTTGAGGGTGCTAGATGGAATATACTTTCTAAAGGTTTCCACATGGACTCAGGTGCTACGGTTGTTACAATTGCTAACAGCTTCTTAACAAGTGGTGAAACCGCTTTTGAGTGTGGTACCGCTGATTTCAGAAGCGACCCAGAAACACAAGAGAATCCATATTACTTCATCTTTTCGAGAAAGTTTACTACCTGTTTTGCAGGTGGGTTCGATGGCTGGGACATATACAGAGAGTTCAGAACAAATCAAGATAGATTCCAACTTGGTTCAAACGGTTATTTGGCGGGTGCTTCACCTTCTCCAAGATATCCAACAGCAACAGGACAAGGTTTATTCAAGAGAATTATTGTTCAAAATAATACACAAGATTTCGCAAACACTGACTACTACGCTTATTTGCTTGGTATCCTAACATTTGCAAATCCTGAGTCAACCAACATCAATGTGTTTGCAACTTCATCAATTGATTATGTAAACAACTCCAACTTAGTTGAAGCAGCAATTGACATGGTTCAATTCTCAAGAGCTGACTCTGTATATATTGCAACAACTCCTGACTACTTCATGTATACACCTGATGGAACAAACTCTTTGGATATAATTTATCCTCAAGAAGCTGTTGATAATTTGGACAATACAGGAATTGATTCTAACTATACCGCAACATACTATCCTTGGATTTTAACAAGAGATACGGTTAATAATACACAAATATATTTACCACCAACTGGTGAGGTTGTAAGAAATCTTGCACTTACAGATAATATTTCCTTCCCATGGTTCGCTTCGGCGGGTTACACAAGAGGTCTTGTTGATTCAATTAAAGCAAGAGTGAAGTTGACACAAGAAGATAGAGATACATTATATCAAGGAAGAATCAATCCAATAGCAACCTTCTCTGATGTAGGAACTGTAATCTTCGGTAATAAAACATTACAAATTGCAGACTCTGCATTGAACAGATTGAATGTAAGAAGATTGTTATTACAAGCGAGAAAATTAATTTCAGCAGTTGCTGTTAGATTATTGTTCGAGCAGAATGACCAAATTGTAAGACAACAATTTTTGGATAGTGTCAACCCAATTTTAGACGGTATAAGAAGAGATAGGGGTCTTTATGATTTCCGTGTAACAGTTTCTTCTTCTCCTGAAGATTTGGATAGAAATACACTTTCAGGTAAAGTTTACCTTAAACCTACGAAGGCACTTGAGTTTATAGAAATTGAATTCTTTATAACTCCAACGGGAGCATCCTTCGAAAATATCTAATATAAGAGGGGGGACTTAATCCCCCCTTTTTTTAATTCCCTATGAGAACAATTCTTTTAGAGGCTTTTATTGATGAGAAAACCCCAGAGTTAAAGTATTATGCTTTTGATTGGGATGACAATATTGTTCATATGCCAACTAAGATTTTAGTTAAAGATGACGAGGGTAAAGAGGTAGGTATGAGTACTGAGGACTTCGCTGAATACAGACATCAAATAGGAAAAAGAGATTTCGATTACAATGGTCATACAATTGTTGGTTACTCCGATAACCCATTCAGGTTTTTTAGACGTTATGGTGATAAACAATTTTTGATTGATGCGATGTCCGCAAAGCCAGGACCAGCTTGGAAAGATTTTATGGAGTCTATAAATAATGGCTCAATTTTTGCAATTATAACGGCTCGTGGTCATAATCCTAATATACTCAAAGAAGCGGTTTATAACTATATTATAAACAATTATGAAGGTATAAATAAAGAAGAAGTATTAAAGAATCTGAAAAAGTATAGAAGTTTCACAGACGAGGAAAATCTAACTGATGAAGAATTAATAAGGTCTTATTTGGAATTGAACAAATATCATCCAGTGTCTTTTGGAAACGAAGATAGTGCTGCAAGTCCTGAACAATTAAAGGTGATAGCGATGGATGATTTTGTTAGTTATATAAAGAGTATGGCTGCTATTCTTAATAAAAAGGCATACCTAAAAAAAGATTTAGGAAATAAGTTTATACCTAGCAAGCCAGCTATAGGTTTTTCAGATGACGACCCTAAAAATGTAGAATTGATGAAAAAACATTTTGAAAATAAATTAGATGATATTAAAACATTTTCTACAGCTGGTGGAACAAAAAAAGAAGTGAAATAACGATATCATTTTTAAAAATTAAAGTAAAGAGAAATATTTTCAATAACCCTATATTTATAGGTAATAAACAAAGAAAAAAATCTAATATATTATGGCTGATTTATTAATGAAAATGCCAATACCTTACGAGCCGAAACGTCAGAATCGATTTATTCTAAGATTTCCATCGAGCTTGGGTATTAATGAGTGGTTTGTAGAGTCAACTTCAAGACCGCACATCTCCATTACTGCAACTGAAATCCCTTTCTTGAATACATCTACGTATGTTGCAGGAAGATTTACTTGGCAAACTTTGAACGTAACATTCAGAGACCCAATTGGACCATCTGCATCACAAGCTCTTATGGAGTGGGTTCGTTTACATGCTGAATCAGTGACAGGTCGTATGGGTTATGCAGCGGGTTATAAAAAAGATATTGACCTCGAGATGTTGGACCCAACGGGAGTTGTTGTAGAAAAGTGGATTTTGTACGGAACGTTCTTGACTGATGTTAACTTTAACAATTTAGGATACAACCAAGACCAACTTGCAACAATCACAGCGACACTCAGAATGGACAGATGTGTTCTTGTCTATTAATAGTATTTATAAAAAAAAACAATTGATTATATTTAACCGTATAGGACTAAACTATACGGTTAATTTTTTTTATGCAAGACCAATCAAGAGAATACGGACAAAGAGAAATTACACTTCCACACGACGTGGTACCCTTACCTTCAGGTGGATTGTTTTATAAGAATAAAAAGAAATCACTCAAAGTAGGATATTTGACCGCTCAAGATGAAAACATATTGATGGCGGGAGGCAACGACCTTACTATATCACTACTCAGAAATAAAATCTACGAACCAGACTTAAGAATCGAAGATTTACTACAAGGTGATGTAGAAGCCATTTTGGTATTTTTGAGAAACACAGGGTTCGGACCTGAAATGTCATTATCCCTCAAAGACCCAAAAAATGGAAATCCCTTCAACACAACCGTTATGTTAGACCAACTTTCAACAATCGATGGTCAAAAACCAAACGAAGACGGAACATTTACGATACAACTTCCTAAAACAAACTCAACAGTAAAATTGAAACCCCTCACTTATGGTGAGATATTGGATATTGAAAAACAAGCAGAAACATACCCACAAGGAAGAGTCGCCCCGAAAATTACATGGACGTTGAATAAACAAATTGTTGAGGTCAACGGAACTACCGACAAAGGGGAAATTGCAAAGTTCATAGAATCTTTACCGATTATGGATTCTAAACATATCAGAAAGTTCTTGAATGAAAATGAACCGAGATTGGACATGGTCCGAGTTGTAATAGCCCCATCAGGAGAAAAACTAGCTGTCAATGTTGGTTTTGGGGTTGAATTTTTTCGCCCTTTCTTCTGAGTATAGGAAAGGACAAATCAACGAATACTATTATCTTACAACACTGATGAATGTCAGTTACACAGATTTTGAAAAAATGCCAATTTTTATTCGAAAGTACATGTTGGATAAGTGGATTGAAGAACATAAGAAGGACTGAGAAAAATCAGTCCTTTTGTATTTATATATTAAATAACCTTCTATGTTTCAAATGAGTGGTGAAGACCCAAATGTAAAATCTCTTAAGAGTATCACAGACGAGCTGACTGATTTAGGCAAAAACTTTGGTGCTAGATTGGGAGACACGATGACAAACCTCATCGTTAAAGGTTATGAAATCAATAAGATTTTCGGACAGACTGGGGAAAGGTTAGTTGAGATTCAACAAGCGGCCGCAGACGCAATACCATCCATAACAAGACTTGGTGGTAATATTGATACCGTCGGTCTAATTATGTCCGAAGTTGCAAAGGAATCCCTCAGAAACACAATTGCGACCACAGACCAGATGGAGAAACTCTATGCTACCTTTAGGGTAACGGGAGTAGGTGTGGGAACATTGACCAAGAATTTTTTAGAAGCCGGATACGGATTGAACAAGGTTGGGGATGAGATGGAGAGCGTAGTCAACTATGTTAGAAGTATCGGGGGAAATGTTGAACAAGTTACAAAATCTGTTGTGAGCAATCTCGACCATGTTAACAGATTTTCATTCGAAAAAGGTGTAGTTGGTTTTACCAAAATGGCGGCACAAGCTTCCATTTTGAGATTCGATATGCAAAACACTTTGGATTTTGCAGATAGGGTTATGAACCCCGAAGGTGCAATCGCCATGGCATCCGCATTTCAAAGACTCGGTGTTGCTGCAGGAAGTATAGGAGACCCATTCTCCATGTTGAACCAATCCATAACAGACCCATCAGGTCTTCAAGATAGTTTGATTAACATTGGTAAACAATTTGTTGAGTTCAACAAAGAAGCAGGTAAGTTCCAAATTAGTAGAGAGGGTGTCTTAAGATTACGAGAAGTAGAACAAGAGGCTGGATTGATGAGAGGAAGTTTATCTAAAGCAGGGATTGCTGCTGCAGAACTCGATGCAAGATTATCCCAAATAAGTCCTTCAATAAAGTTCAAAAATGAAGAAGATAAGATGTTGCTTGCTAACATCGGAAGAATGGGTGATGGTGGTCAATACGAGGTGCAGATTGAACCAGGTGGAGAATATGTGAAATTTAATCAATTGGGTCAAAAACAAATAGATGAGCTTATAAAAAAACAAGCCGACGCTCCAAAAACTATGGAGGAAATCGCGAGAGCCCAGATGAGATTCGACGAAACAATCTCCGCAGATGTAAAAGTAATTAAAAATACACTTCTTTATGGTGCCGCAAGTCAAACAGGTGTTTTAAGGGAAACGCAAAGGGTGGGTAATGTTGCTAGAAATATGGGTGGAGAAATCTCTGGTATGGCTAGCACACAGGGCACCAGAAGAATGTTTGAAAAAGCGGGAGATGTTCTCTTACAACTCGGGAAAGATATTTTACAAGGTAAAGGTATGACAAACGCCGATAAGTATGCCAAGGCTTACGAAGGACTCGGCACGGAAGTAAAAGACTTTTTGAAGGAAGCATTCGGAAAGGCGGTAGAAGCGGGGAAAAAAGAACTCAAGGCTGACGAACTTACCTTTATCAAAGACTTCTTGAAAAAACAAGGATTTGACTACAACGATTCTTTAAAAACAATCAACGATAAATTAGAGCAAAACAAAACCCAAACCCAAACCCAACCAACAACAATACCCTACCAAATGCAACCAGCCAACACTCCAAAACCTTTGGGGATTGATTTCAAACCAGATGAAAAAGTAAGAACAGATTATCAAAAACAGAATGTGCCTGAAAATTTTGTTCGAGGTGATAGAGAGATGGCACAAGCCGTGACAAATGTCAACCAAGAGAACGGGAACATGACAATTACACAAAAAGTCTCAATCGACCCATGGACCATAACGGTGAACGCACCGGCAGGAGTTGACAAACAATATCTAAGTAATGTATTGAACTCTAACGAGTTTAAAGCAGGGTTCACAGAACAAATCATGAAATACATGAAAGTTGATAAAGCGAATCAGACCATGCCTCCTTTCGCATATCAAAAAATGGTTTAAAAAAAACCATAATTACCTATTTATAAGAAATAATATTGAGTGGGAAGTCCTTTAGATTTTGTAAGTTCAGACGGTTTCAGAAAAAGGCTCATAACCAGAAACCTTACACCGTATGCTAAAGCACCAAGTAGACCGACGCTCCCCATAAATGTAGAATACGTTCAGTCAGATACCTCCGTACAAGATAGTCCCGACAAGTTAATTGACGAACCATCTTTTGCTAATCAACTTTATCCACTTAACCAGTACGGAAATGAAGGTGGATATAAACAAGCACCTGACCCAAATGCACTACTTAACTCTAAATCAAATGAAGGGGAGTACGGAATACAAGATGCAAGGATAATTGACGAAGCTTTACCCGAATCACAAAAGTGGAAACCACTCAACACTTTTTCAGACGGTAATCAATTACAAATTGACGGAGCTGAGTTCATATCAAGTTTAAATCGACCAGCAGGATACTCCAACAGATTCAATAACCAACCATATCCACAGTTCGTTTATTCAAGTTATGGTCCCGTTTCAATTCTATTATCTCCTGACCCACAGGGTAGTAACGGGCTATTGAGTAGGGACTCATTTATTGCTAAATTGGGTGCAGCGACTCTTAGAGATTTATTCCAAAAAAGAATCGCAACGCAGATTGTGAGAAAAACGGTTGGAAGAGTTAACGCGTTCAATGTAAGAGGAGGAACAGATGTTTTAAGTATTGTAACAGGAAGAGTTCCAATTATAGAACCAAATTACCAAATCACAATTCCTGCTAACCCGATAATTGCGGCGACAGATTTTGCTTTGAGACTTGCCGGAAGTACAATCCCTATATCACCAATTCCAGGAAACTACTTTGACCCTAACACATCACTTATACAACCTACGACAATCCAACAAATGACTAACGCGTTTAGAAAGTCTGGTGTCGGTAAGTTTTTCAATAGATTGTTGGGTGGTGGGCAGACAGGTTCACAAATCATGTATAATAACATGGGTGGTGGACAAAAGTCACGTTTATTCAATAATATAAATTATAATAGATACAAACCTAGTCTGGACCGAACTTTGTTTGACAGAGTTGTAGGTGCATTAGTAGGTTCTACAACAAACAACGCAAACTATTATATAGGTAGTTTGAGCTCCGACCCCTCGAGAGTTTTTTCACCAGCAGGTGATATACCTGTTAATTCATATGGTATTGAACAACAGTCACCTGTATATGGTCCTTCAGAACTTGCTCAACTGTATGAGGGTCCAAGTAAAGAAGTAAGACTCGGTGCGAACGGTCCAATTTACTCTGATGGTGGTGGTATTGAAGGTGGTTTTACTTGGGTGTCAAAAAAATACAAAGGTAATGCAGGAAAAACAGTCGGTATAAATGGTGAAATCGTTAACCAAGATGAAGATTTTAGACCATCCTCATACAACACCACAGAATCAACGAACCTTGAATATACCCAAGGGTCTATATTAGATGACACGCAGAGAATTATTGATAGCCAACCACAGGGAGGTAAAAGACTTCAACATGTGGGTAACGCAATTGACCAAGTTTCAAAAGTATTCAACGATGGTTATAAAGAACTTACCAAAGGTTCAAGAGTTTACAAATATGTTGGAGAAATAGGGCAAGAAGTAGGAACTGAATATTGTAGAGTTTTTGCTAAAGATATACCTTACTTACAGTATAATGATTTACAAAAGACAGATGGTGTAGTCACAGAGGGTAGAAGATTTTCTTATTCTGTTTTAGATAAAACTTATAACCTTAACATTGCACCAAACAAGCAAGAGGGAGGACAAGATTCCTCAAATCTTATTAACGGACCTGGAGGTTCTAGCACTAACGCCGCGTATGCAAAGAAATATATGTTCTCACTCGAAAACCTTGCTTGGAGAACATCCTCAACAGCAGGATTTTCTGTAAATGATTTACCAATATGTGAAAGAGGGCCTAACGGTGGTAGGGTTATGTGGTTCCCTCCTTACGGTTTAAGTTTCAATGAGAGTTCTAGTACAAACTGGAAAACAAACGATTTCTTAGGAAGACCCGAACCAATATATACTTACAACAATACATCAAGGTCAGGACAGCTTCAGTGGAAGATAGTTGTGGACCACCCTTCGGTTCTGAATGTTATCGTTAATAAGGTATTAGCTAAAGAAACAAACAAAAATAGAGTTGATAGTATTTTAGAATCATTTTTTGCTGGTTGTAGAAAATATGATTTATATGAACTAGCAAAAAAATACTACACAATAAATCCTAACGACCTCTATCAATTACAACAGGCAATCAGTTCAAAAGAGCTTACAAGAAACCAATTACAAGCCGTAATTGCAAATCAACAAACGGGGAATAATTCTCCAAATGGTGCGACAAATCCAACACAAGGAAACGCAAGTGCAAACCCATTTGAAAAATATTATAACAACGCCCTTTACTTCGAAAACGACTTTCCGAAAAAGACAGGACCTTTGGATTATAATGCTCTCTATAAACAATATATTTCTGATGCGAACATCACATCATACGAGAAAAAAAGTCCGAGTACCGCAGCGTCAACAAAAAACTTTTTTGAAAAAGTAGTTAAACCAAATAAAGACAAGTTTGACGAAATGGCTAAAGAATTGATTAAAGAACTTAATCAGGCCGAGTCGGGCTCAGTTACCGTAGTGTTGAATGCGAGTGCTTCAGCCCCAGCAACAATTGCTTACAATAAGGAACTTTCTGTGAGAAGAGTTTCTTCGGCAAGAGAATTCTTCAATGGATATACAGAATTAAAAAAATATATTAACGGTAGTGACCCAAAGAAACTTATTTTCCAACAAGACGGACAATTAGGTGAACAAGCACAAGTTAAACAATATGATGAAAAGGGTAATGAGGTTGCAGGTAAAACGGTATCATGTACAGATTCCGACCCACAAGCGGTTGGAGGTGATGTTTCGGTTAAGGCGAATGAAGTATACACTACGAACGCTATGGCTTGTAGGAGGGCATTCATTCTTCGAGTCGAATATAAATTGAATCAACCCACTAATCCCCCACCACCAGGAAATAAACAAAATCCGATAGGAAATGTTGTACCGTCAACAACTAGAACCCCACCACCTGAAGACCAATTGGTTCCAAGAGACAATATTACAAAAAGAATATTAAGAGCCCTTTTATCGGAGTGTGATTACTTTGAGACCATCAAGGAAGAGACTCCAATGGTGTGTGACAATTTGAAAGACAAATTGAAGTTTTTTCAACCAGCGTTTCACTCAATTACACCAGAGGGTTTAAATTCACGATTGACATTCTTACAACAATGTATGAGACCTGGGCAAACGATACCAACCATTAAAGACTCGGGAGAAGGTTTTACTTCGTTGGAATATAATAATGCAACCAACACAGCCTTCGGTTCTCCACCTGTTTTAGTGTTGAGGGTAGGTGATTTTTATAACACGAAAATTCTTCCTGATAGTCTACAATTAAGTTATGAAAACTTAGATATAAATCCAGAAGGGATTGGTATTCAACCAATGATTGCGACTGTTACATTAAACTTCAAGTTTGTTGGAGGAAGCGGACTTAAAACCTCTATCGACAAACTACAAAACGCCTTGACCTTCAATTACTATGCAAATACTGAAATGTATGATGACAGAGCAGATGTTACTGATTCAAGTTATAAGGTTATAGATGCAGATTTCTTGAAGACGGGATTGGGTACCGCACCTCCATCAAATAATCAAGCAAATATAAACGGTAGAGATAATGACAACACAATCGGTACAATTACCGGCATAGTACTTTCGGGAACCACAGGACAAACTGAAGATACGGGCACGATTCAGTATACAGACTTTATGACCAAAGCCTTGGAGACCACGCAAACGTATTTCCAAAATATTGTTAATAAAAATAAAGAGATTGTCAGACAATACAATAATGGAGTACGTCAACAATGGATGACAGAACGAAACTATGTCAAAGGTAATTTGGTAACAAATACCGAAGATATACCTTTATTTGGTAAACCAAACAATGTCCAACAAAGGTTCGATGCGATTTTTGCTAAGTTTATAGAGGAAATAGATAATAATTCTGATGGGTTTTTACAATATATTAATGCCGGAAATAATAATTTTAGTCCGACATTCTTGTCAATAGTTAAGACTAATTACAAAAATTATGTTAATAACATCAAAGGTTCCTATCAGAATGCTATAACAGGAATAATTCAAAGCACGGTTCAACAAGAACAAGGTTTGATTAATGTTTTTGCAAAAATGAACGTAATCACGTTCAACGCAGAATCACCGAAAAACACAGGTACAGATGGATTCCAATTTAATAAAGGTCCCGTTAAGATTTATAATATCAGTGGTACCACAAAGGTGAGTTCCACACCTCTCGGAGCAACAGATACATTCACGGAATTGAAAAATGACATTAAAAAAATGGGAGATGATATGGTTGCTTTTAATACCGCAACTACTACGACCAGTAAGTTTGTATTCACAGGAGATAAAAAAAGTTACGAAGGAACTTTGGTATTTCCAATCTCACCTAATGACGGAAAACAAAGTGGTGCGGATAAACTTACCGTAGATAACGTATTCTTTCCATTTTCTACCGATTCGAAGTTCACAAGTAACAATTTTAGAAGAGAATATTTTGTCCTTGCTCAGACAATTATAGATGAAACAAAATATCAAGATTTCAAAAACAAACTTATAGGTCCACAATTTTTCCAAACTGCACAAGTCCCGGTTACAAGTCAAAGGGTATTTGAAAAGTTTTTCGATGAGTATTGGATTAAGACTTGTAGAAAACTATTCAAACAAGAGAACGACATAACTTTACAGTTTATCGACAACTTAGAAAAAGGAAGATTGAAAAAATTTGTAATTTATACTCCGTTTACAAAAAAAACAAGAGAGTTAACATTTACCACGGCTAGTTCTGCGAGTGACTCAAACAAATCCGCACAAAAAACTTTAATTACTCAGTTGGGCTCGACAATCAACATAAACACCAGTACAAATACTTGGAATGATAAACCTAACGGAGGAGTGCCTCTTCAGTACGTATCCAAGTCTAAATTGAATTAATGCCAAACTTTCCTTATTATAACAGATATAGTGAGTTCCTTATAAATGGAGAACAAACAGTTGTGCCTTTTGTAAACATACCGCCAAAAGTCACAGATAAATCTTATATCTATAAAGTTGGGAGAAGTAGATTAGACCGAGTTTCACAAGAGTTCTATAGTTCTCCTGTTTACAATTGGCTAATTCTACAAGCAAATCCTCAATTCGGAGGATTAGAGAATAATATCTATGATGGTGCTATCTTGATTATTCCATTCCCCTTACTACCATCTTTACAAGATTATAAGGCGGCAATAGAGAATTATTTTTATTATTATGGCAGGTAATATTCAAGCCGATAACAGCGGTAACATATTGGTAGAATTTGATTATAACAATATTATCGTAGTTGACCCAAACAAAACAATTGACGATTTCGGGAACGTTAATGAAAGATTGGTTGACCACGAAAAACTTGTTATGTATGCTAATTTAGAAGCTGATGTTTTACCTAGAACTAAGATGGCTGTTGGAGCAAGTGCTAATTCCACAGGGATACAGACAATATCTGTTGCAAAAATCAATTTTCTAAAACCAACCAAAAACACTTATTTAGATACGGGGTACTACGACACACTCACAGGTCAAGACAGCACAAAAAAGGCAGGTACAAATCAACCTCTTCAAATTGCTCAAAAGCAAATGAATGGACAACAACCGTATTTCCAAAACACAGTACAAAACCAAAACGATGTGATTGACCAAGGGTTGCTTGGAATTACACAAATTAGTATGACCACAAATACTTCTTTTGTTCCTAATGTAAAAATTGAACTTGAAGATGTACAAGGAAGGGCGCTTTTTCAACTCGGGGAGGACTCACCATACTCTGCTTTTTTTAACTTACCTTACCCCCAATTTTATCTTACTCTCAAAGGATACTACGGACAAGCGATAAGATATCAATTGCAATTGAAAGACTTTAATTGTAGATTTAATAGTTTCAGTGGTAACTATCAAATCAGTTTACAATTTTTTGGATACAAGTTCAACATAATGGGTGAAATAAGTATGGCTCATTTGTTGGCTCTACCTCACATGTATCCTGACACTGTTGAGTTGAAAAACATTCCAGCACAATTACAACAATCTGGTAAACAACAAGACTCTCAAACACAAGGAACCTTAGCAAAAGAGGCGTCCAATTCACAAACGGGTGTGGCTAAACAAATAGTCACAGAAAGAGGATACCAAAAAATTAGAGAAGTATATGCGGAGTATAAATCCAAAGGTCTTATACCTCCCGATTTTCCCGAGTTGACAGTTGCTCAATTGATGGACAAATTAGAAAACTTTGAGAAAAACATATTGAATTCTTTTCCCCCTGTCAAATTGGAACCTCTAACTAATATCAGAGAGTATAAAAAACAGCTTACAACATATTTTAATGCCGTAAGAGGAGATTTACCATCATCTTGGTTTATCAAATATTGTGACACAAAGCCGATTGTTTTAAGTAACGACAATAGATATTATGTTTTCAAACGTGGTTTGAAAGAAGAGGAAAAGATAAACGCAAGAAGTGAATTACAAGCAATTATCACCGAGAATAATGGGATGTTGGCAAGAAACCCAACCCTTGGAACATCGGGTACTAATCCACTACGTAATCCAATCACTTATAAAATGATTTCAAAAAGTGTTGACTTGAAAAGTATTGATTGGTATAAGACTACGTCCGCACAAACAGCAATTCCTTTAGAGAAATTAACACCTCAACAAGTAGAAAAAATCAGAATTACTTATCCGACATTATTGGCGGGTGAACCAAAAATTGAAGAGGATGAAGAAACAGGTGCCCTACAAATAGAATTGAAACCGCCCGATTTTTTCACTTTTGAGTTCAATACACAAGTAGGAACATTCAACGTACAGATACCAATTTTGGGACAAAGATTTGATGATGCAATAAATCTTCTTAAGGCAAACGCTCAAAACCAATTATCAAGTTATGAGGCACTGATAACGGCCGAGCTTGCTAAAAAAATTGAAGACACCGAAACAGGGATTGGTTTCAGACCATCAGTTAGAAATATGGTTGCGGTAATTATGGCCTCTACAGATGCGTTCGTCAGACTCATGGACGATGTACACGTTAATGCTTGGAGCCAAAGAACAAACCCAATTAGGAAAGATGTAATATTGAATAACCCCTCATCTGCGAAAAGTTCCGATAGTTACGACTACGTTGCGATAGCCCCGAACAGCTATATCACAAGAGAACAATTAAAAAATGCCGAGATACCGGTATACCCATGGCCACAATTTTTCGTAGAAACAAACGAAGATAAGAAAGGGCGTTTTCAACTTAAGTATTTGGGGGACCCTTCACTTGTGCAATATACGAGGGGTAACCTCTATACTGTTTGGCCGGAGGTTGAGTTTGTTGAAGAATATTTGAGAGGCATTAACCAAAAGTTCAACCCCCCTTTAGCGCCCGAGATACTGAAAAACCAAAACGATACTAATGAAGTTAACATTAACGCTATAGAATTTCCTCAGAGTGATATTGCTTACATCACAAAAGAAGAGATAAGATTTTTATATGAGATTTGGGAAAGACAATTTATAACAAGTCATTATTCAGGATACAACAGAGCGATGAACAATCAATTTGAGGAACTTATAAAATTAAATACAGAAGTCGAAGTAAACAACATTGTCACGCAAATTGCATTGAACGCGGTTTTACTAAGTTTCACTTTGAAAAATTATAAGCTGACCTCTGCAAATTTTGAAGATAATTTGGAAAACGTTTCGAACGCGGGGAAAGGTAAATCATGGCAAACATTTATAAGAGACATATACGTAACCCCTTACTTAAGAGTGGATACAGAAAACCCATTCAGTATATTATCGTTGGAAAATATAGGTAAGAATCCGTTGAACAATCCGAAAGTCGAGGCATTAGAACAATTAATTAAAAATGTTCCCAACGCACCAAAAATTGTAGATACATATCCTTTTACAGATTATACGTGGGATTTGGGAAACCTTGCTAATTCAAGTATATCGAAAGATGATTTGGTTTTCAAAGCATCAAGTACTTTAAAAGTATTCAAGGAACGAAATATTATTTCTAACTTTTCTGATTTAAATGATTTCATAACCAATAGACCTGTAACAAACTTCGGTTATCTGCTTTCTCAGAAAAATCCGACACCACAAAGTAGTTTTGTGATAAGTCAATTTTATCAAACAAGGTTGGCAGAACCTAATAAGTTTCTTGCAACCGAAGGGGTGATAACTTCAACACCACCAAGTGGCTCACCCATACCTTTTTCATCAACAACCTCTATGTTGAATACTCCGTTTTTTGTTAACGCGATTCAAGAAGGTACTAACAACCAAAGGTCAAACGAAAGATACCCGTACGTCGCTGCGGCTTATCTATTCCTCAATTCATTACCTTTAGCTTCACTAAGGGAGAGATATAAAACAGCCACAGACAGCAGTTTTAACGAACTCGATTACATTGCATCTTGTTTTAATAAGTTTGGAGCAATTCATAAAGTTCCTTATGCGTGGATTTTAAAGTTAGGTTCAATTTGGCACAGATATAAAACCTACAAGACTAACGGTAGAGATATTATTGGTAACGTTTGGAAAGGATTTGATTATAAGAAAAACTATTACCCACCAACAAGTGATTTATCACACATATACAATTTCAAGTATAACAACCTCAATGTATCAATTACGGGGCAAACAATTGGACAACAAACTTTGACTCAACAAGTTGGATTCTATCCACAATTGATTTCCGATTATTGTTATTTTGTTAATGGAGTAGATTTATATTCAGGGTACACTAACGAGGAGATACAAACAAGTATCAATGCTGGTGTCAGAATACACAATTATTCAACTTCAAACATTAATGGTGCAATTACGGACGGCAAATTTTATACCGAAAAAACTTGGTCAGTAATTATACCCGAAGCAAACCTTTTCTTGGAACCAAATGTTTGTGACCCGAACAATAATTCATCGGCACCTGTATATTATATTTGTCCTTCATTCGGTAGTAATGTGAATCAAGTGGTTGAGGAGTGTTTATCATTCCCCCCCTCTGGTTTGATAACGATACCAACCACACGCACACAGATGGCTGACAACCAAAATATTTTCAATGGTAGTGTGAGATGTTTGTGGGGGGCTCCGAACTACGGATACTTTGATGTATCTCAGGCTGTCATTCCACCAACCGACGCTTACTTGAACCTTATAAATACTGGAAGCACTCAATTCTCATTTTCGATTTTCGAAAAAGATTATTATTCAAAAATCGAAGAAGTTTTTTCTGTCTTTGAAAAATCACAGCTCGACACGATGGAAACACAATTTTTGGATTTTTGTAGAGCTGAAACAAATCAAAGTGTACAAGCCGAGTTTGCAAAATCCGACCAATCAACTGGCGGGATATATACACAATATAGAAACTTTCAAACATTGTTCAAAAATATAATGCAGGTAGATGCTCAATTAACGAACAAAGAACAGAGTCAATATTTTAATGATTTATTCGACAATCAACTTCTTTCTTTTGAAAACACCGTAAAAAACTTTTTAGAATACGACGTAATAATCAGGAATGGTAATCCTACAAAATATAGAAGAAGAATATTCTATTCATTTATTTCTTACCAAAACAATGTACCTGAGGTTGAAGACCCATTACCATTTGCTCCTTATGTTGGAGGTTCCTTACCAAGTGCGAACGGAACAACAACATTGGCTCAATCAAAAGCACGATATCCAAGAGAGTGGAGAACGTTGGAGTCAGAGGTTGGTTTCTCAACCATAGAAAGATTAAGATATTCAGATTTGGGTTCTTATATAACAGACTTTTTCATCGATTGTAATCTTGAGTTTTCAACTTTAAATATAGAAACTTTGGCACCATTGATAAAAATGTATGCAACTCAAAAGTTGAAAAACTCACAATATGATTTATCATCATTTCAAAATGATTTAAATACGTATTTCATTGAACAAGAAGTTTTCCAAAATTTATTATTGGATTCCCTACTTACTACACTAAATAATGTTTTACCTGATTCACAAATACAGAGTGAGAGAACGACCCTATCAGTAATACAAGGTGAGCAAAGTAAAGTTCAACTTTATGAAATATTCAAATCGCTTAACGATAAGTGGATTTCAGGGGCAGATTGGAAAGAAAAGACCCTATTTGAAGATATTCTGTTTTTAGATAGAGCATCGAGAGATATTGGTGATATTGTATTAATTGACATTTTTTCATTGAAAAATACTTTCAATAAAGATTCAATAAACGCAGCGATGAGTGTTTATACTTTCGTAACAAGTATGATGATTAACAACAACTTTGTTTGCATGAATCTTCCTGCCTATGTCAACTTCTATAATGTACAGGAAGTAAGTAATCAGATTCAAACACCAAAAAGTGAAGGGTCCTTGGAATTCGCAAATAGTTTATGGGGAACTTTCTTAGATGTAGATTATAGGAAATCCTCTCCAAAATTGATTTGTTTCTTTGTACCAAGACCATCAGAATACGTGAATACACCAAAATTCTCAAGATTCCGCTCAGATGCGTTTGACATGGGAAGATTTACTGATAATCCTCTAATAGAAAATCAAAAAAATAAAACTGATTGGGCTAGGTCAAACAGATGTGTCGGTTTCAATGTTGATATAGGTATCAGAAATCAAAATATATTTTATTCTTTCTCAGTATCTCAAGATGCGGGTAAAGCAACCGCAGAGGCTTTGAATACGGTCGTTCAGATGGCCAATCAGGCTGGAGGTAAGAATTACGCCACTCAAAACGTCAGCTTGTACAATATGTACCTGAATAGAAGTTATGCATGCCAAGTTGTTTGTTTGGGAAACGCACTTTTACAACCAATGATGTATTTCAACTTGAGACACGTTCCGATGTTCAACGGACCATATCTTATTCAAGAAGTACAACATGCAATCACACCAGGTAACTTCCAAACGACTTTTACAGGCACAAGACAAGGGATTTATGATTTACCGTCAATAGACAATTATCTACAAAGCGTTAATCAAAATCTTTTGACAAAACTTGAACAGATTGTCAAAACAAATAAAGAGGACACCCCAACTAAAAAAACAACCGAACAACAAAAACAATCTTCACTTGTAAACTCCTCCAAAAACTCTAAAGCACCATCTAATAGTTGTGTTGCTAAAGTGAATCCTGTTTATCTACCTCCACAACAAGTCTCAGCAGCTTCATGGGTTGAAAAGACTGATATCACGGGTACAAGTAAAACACCACAAGAGTTTGCGGATATTCTATTAAGTAAGGTTCCTAATTTTGCATCCGTTAGAGCGGCAATTTATTCGATATGTTATTTGAGAACTTATAATAAGAAGTCCAAGAAGTTTGAGAGTTGGGGTAATAACTTTGCCACCGTAACTTTGGAAGATGATTTTCCTTCAGCATCAAAATATTTTAGTAAAACATACTCTTGTGTAAATCTATCTTTAGCAAACGGTTCAACCAATACATCATCTCCGATAGTACATTTTGAAACATTCGAAAAATTTATAGATTTCATGGTTGCTAAATTAATCAATCAAGAAGAAAGGATTTTAGAAGGAATGACTAAGTTTTATGTTTGTTTTTGGCCGAAAAATAATGTATCACCAATATATTTTTCACAGAACCCTAACGAGTTTAAAAGTTATGATGCAACTTTCGATGCCGCTTTGAAATCTGCTCAAAATGTAAAAATAGTTACTGTATCTCAGGCTCAACAAGCTTCTTCAACTAATAAACAATCTACTCCGAGCCCATCAGGAACACCAACGGTGACTAGAACGCCATCTGTAAGTACACCATTCGGACCATTGGCAAATGTTTGTGACCCACCTGGAATAACAAACTTTTCACCTGTTGTTGGTAATAGTAATAGTGTAATCACAGTTAATGGTAGAAATCTTCAAAGTATTTTGTATGTAGAAGTTTTGGGTGTGAAGATTTTACCTAAGGATTTGACTGTTTTACCTGATGGAAAACAATTTAAATTCACATTACCTTCACCGAATAACCCATCTAACCCCATTTCAACAATCCAAGTATCAACCTCAAACGGATTTGTTAACTCAACAGGTCAAATCAAGTTTGATGTCAACGCAAACTCTGGTTCAGCTGCCGCCCCTCCACCAACTCAATTACCTCTACCAAGTCCAACACCACCAGCGAGTAGTGATAAGAGTATGATTGCTTATGCGTATAGTGTAAGTAAATCATTCCTAAACTTTCAGACTTACAAAGATGGTAAACTGAAAGGTAGGTGGTTTGAGAGCGAAGGTCCTCTACAACAGAATCATAACGCCACTTTATATCTCTTGAACAAAAATGGTGTTAAGGCGAAAGTTGCTGATTTCGTTATCAATAATGCATCAGGCACACCTCCGAACGCTGGAGATTTTGTTAGTTCAGTAGATAGGTGGGAACAAGCACTTTCTTCATTAGCTGAAAGTGACAAACAACTTGTTTATTTTACGGTTGAAATACCTGATTTACAATTAAAACTAACTTATAATTTTTCGTTCATGGGATTTGACTGTCCAACTTCAGGTTACGTTTTCGGTGATGTTATCAGTGTAGATGAATATGAGGACATTTTGGAAAACCCATGTTGTGCTTGTTATGCTGACGGTACAGGTGGAAGAAAAAGGATTGTACTAGGTAAGGAGTGTAACCAAACAAGTAATCCTTGTTGATATTTGACACGTAATGTATATTTATATAAAAACATTTTTATGAATTTAAAAGCAACCTTGGACTCATATTTAGGAAAATCTGTAAGATTTTCAGAGTCAGATAATGGTGATGGAACAAAAGAAGTTTGTGACTTGGACACAGGAGAATGTTATGTGGTTAGAGAAAGAGACGGTCTTATTGAAAGAGCCGGTCATCAAGTTTATGCCAACAGAAAAGTTAAAGTAGAAACAGTCAAAGGAATTAAACAATTATTAAACGGATAATAAAATGAGTATCGATAAGAAAATACTTAGTGAATTAGATAGATATAATCAAATCAATAGGTACATTATGGAACAAGCTGATTTGGGAGCACTAGCTCCACCACCAGCCGACCCTAATGCTGCACTCACACCAGCACCCGCTGCTGCGGTACCCCCTCCACCTCCAAGCGGAGCTGCTGAACCACAAAAGATTGATGTGGAAACAGACCCTGACGTAGAAAAAATTGATGGTGATGGTAAATCAGAGGAAACAGGAAAAGACGAATCAGGAACTGAGGAATTGGACATCACTG